TGCAGCAGAGAGTTTCCCGAACTCAGCCACAGATGCCACGAAGGGTATAAATTGAACAGGGTCTTTTGATGCTTCCCTTAATGCCCCTTGCCAATCTTGTGCAGGTTGCTCTGGTTGTGCCTGTATCCTCTGTATGGCTTCTTCTGCGGGAATAGTTCTTTGTGCCTCTGTCTGCCTACCAATTATACTGGCCAATGGCTCAGGAGTGCGTAGCGATGGTGCTACTGTTTCACCCCGTGTTATTGCCCGTATCTCAGCTATTTCTTCAGGTAACATACCAAGTTGTTGCGCCTGTTCGACAAGTGTTTCTTCTTCCCCCGAAGGTTTTAATGGTTGCTCTGGCTTGAATGGCTTTATCTTAGTCAAGTCAACTGGCTGCCCACCCCTGAACGCCTTAATCTCTTTTAAGTTATTAAAGTTCTGATAGGTCATACCCCTCGGTGATACTAATGTATCCTGAAAGCCCACATCAGTAGGTACTTTGCTTAACTTCCAGCCTGAAGGTATCTTGTAACCTAATTTAGACGCACCATCAGAATCATATTCCTCAATTTGGGTAGTATTGACCTTCGGTTGCTTAATCTTCTTTAGTAATTCTTCAAATGTGGGGAAATTAAACTTCAGCATTAAAACCCAAATACTCCTGAAAACCACGTTAAATAAAGGGCAACAAATATCACAAAGTAAAGCCACCTACGCCACAGGGGTATTCTGTAACCCACTAATCGTTCCAGCATCCATCACTCCTAACTATGGTTGCAATAGGTTATGGTGACGCCTGGTATTGGGTCTCCCGTTCCATCACTCCCCCGAGTTATCCAAGGGTTAGTGGTAGTTGGATAATAGTATGGATACCACTGATAATGAGGTAAAGTACATGGCTCCGCCCATTCCTTACCACAATCAGGGCAATAAGGTATTTTACACTTGGGGCAAAACTTTATGTTCTTGTGTTCGCATTCGTCATGTTTATGATAGTCCATTTTTATACCTCTCCTTCCATTGTTTGTTCAGGTTGTGGCACCCCCATTGTCTGTAATTCCTGTAAGTCCCTTTGAACATCCTGCGGTACTCGGTACTTGTCTAGTATGTCTCTTTCCCGCCTGATAAATTCCTTCTTGGTAAACTTAACTTGGTCTGGCATTATAGTCTCCTGATAGATTTAACGTTACTTCTTGGTATAATCGTTCTATCGCAACACCTATCAGCTTTTGTAATCGTGCTGGCAATGACTATGGTTTTGCGATTGGATTTCAACATATAACCAGCCGTAGTACATTCAACGAGTTCCCCAGTGTAATCCTTACCCCTATCGTCCCATGTTCCCCCACCAGCTATATCTAGCCACTCAACCTCTACGAGTCTATTCTTGGTCATTTTCTCTCCCTCCTTATTATATCCTTAATGCAATACCTTCTACGGCATGGAAACTATTGCTGTTGTGATGTACCTCCCATCAATGGCACTACTGGCTGTGCAGGCTTTAGTTCTCCTGCACCCTGTAATTCCTTACCTAGTATTGCTTGCTCTAACATGGGTAGATATTGAGAGTCGCACATAATCTCAGCTTCACCCCTGGCATCTTCATCACCCCTGTCAGCTTCTTCTATTAGATGTAGGATTGTTCGGCGTAAGTCCACTAATGGAGATACCCTGGCAGCCTTCTCCCAAGCTAACCACCTCTCATCTTCCTCAGGGTCTTCCCTTTGTAGCGTGTCTCTCCTGATTGCTCTGTCTGGTATCAATCCTCTTTGTGCAGCAGCCAATGAGGAACGAGCTGCATCTAACTTGGGGTCATTGAACGAATACTTGAACTCAATCTCATATTCGCCCTTTAGCTTGGCTACCTCAAACTCTTGATTATTGAGCTTGACAGTAGACTCCCCCGAAGCGATAACCTGCTTAATCAACATCTCGGAGAGGTCTTGCTTTAGTAATCCCCTAGTTGCTACCCTCGGTAAATAAATCAAGTCCTGCCCTTGAGCTACTTGAATTAGAGCTACGGCACTCATGGGTTGCTTGAATGTGCCAGCCTCAAAAGCGTTTAACCCGCCACGTTGTAGTCTTTCCTCAATCTTGGCAATAAGTAATTCCACGTGGTTTATTACCTCGCCAATGGGCATATACTCATAGCCACCCTCAGATGGGACTACGTTGACCGCCCCAGGCTTTGTAACTTCATCATGCCCCTTAACAGGCATTTCGGGGGTAATCCCCTGAAGGGGAATCTTTAACTGTAAGGCGTGGTCAAGAGACTTCTGGTTTAAGGACTGCAGGATGGAGAGTGCTCGGTTGAGTTCGTCTAACAGGTCTCTAATCAGGAAGAGGATAGACTCACCCTGATGCTTGATGGTATCGCTATCAAGCAGCATTGAACCCATTGGGACTTTACGATAGGCTACTGGTACATAGCCAAACTTGTTTCTCTCTTCATAGATGTTCTTATCACTTACCCATAGTTCATGTCTTTCCCTAGTGAAAATGTCATAGAAGGTAAGGTCTGTACCATTAGGAACATCCGCATTGGGATACTCGGCTATAATCTGGTCTTTAGAACGAGTGGTCTTGTACCCCGCTATTGCCATCCCGTTCTTGTCCATTCCATAAACGCAATACTTGGTATCCCAGGGTGTGATGTCGGGATTCAACTCACCCTTAATAATCTGGAATAGACACCTTGCTGCTACCCTACCCCGCCTACAAGTCTGTTGGTCAAGGAATGGGTTTAGGGGATAAAGGTCTCTTAACGGAAGTAACTTGTCAGCGGCCTTGAACGCATTACGAAGGAAGTCCTCAACATAGGCAGTATCGAACCTCTTATTATTGGAGGTAACTGCTATCTGTTCTATGGCAGAATTTAACGCCGTCTCTACCCTCCAAGCGAATACAGCAGCATCGTTTATTGTTACAGAAAGAGAATGAGGTATCTGGTGGTTCTCGGTGTCTTTGATGGTGTACTTTGCAAGGTTAAATAGGTCAGCGTCAGTCTGCATCCTGTCAAAGAGACTATCCCATTCCGTAAACCTCTTTTCTACTTTGTCAATTAGTGTTCTGTCAGCCATATTATCTCCGATTACTCATAATACCACGTCCTGTATAATTGCCTGGTAAGCCCAACCCTGACCCTAACCTATACCCCATAACTCCGTATCTGCGACCATCCATGCAATGATTAAAGTCATCAATCGGCTCATTCTCTAGTTGCCCCGTCATTTTGTTTTTGGGATACCTATAGTTTCTTTGTTCCTTAATGGCATTTACCGAGTCTTTAGTCCAGAACTGATAATATTGGTTGACTTTCTGGATGCCATATTCCAAACTACCTGGGCCTTTAGGTGCAGGTATAATATTGAAATTCTTACGCCTGATTTCCTCAATACTCTTTGGCTCTGCTGAATCAGCGACTATCAACTCCGTCGAGCCAACCCCAAGCAAATCCATTCTGCGTGCTATGTCATCATTGGTTAGCCCCGTCTCATAGATAAGTTCCCTCGAATAAAGATTGCTACCGATAATGACACTCTTGCCAAAGGCAGCAGGGTCGCCACCAAATCCAAAGTCAAGCCAGTAGTGGTATGCCCCTATTGGCAATTCATCCACTTGCTGAAAGTATGGATGTACTAACCCCTCAATCTTCCCCAGAAGCCCTAATCCATAGATATTCCACCAGTTAGGGTCTTTATCCTTCTTGGACTCAATATTGTTAACGACCGATATGGGGAGAACATCCCTTGCGTCAAGGTAGGTCGAATGAGAGTAGGCAAATCTTGAGTCATGCAACCAACCCTGTACCCGCTGTCCACCAGATTCATATTGATGTACCCAGAACTCCTCGCTAGGGTTCCAGTCTACAATGACAAATCTCGATGTTCTAACCTCGGCAGACTCTACAGTTGACCAGGGGACATGATTGCCTTCATTGACAAACAGAATATCGCGTCTCGGCCCCCGTGCCTTGCCCTCATTGTCAGCTCCCCAGAACTCAATTACCGCTTTAGGGTAGCGATAGGCAAACTCTGTCTTTGACCACTTCGGATTACTATCCTGAGACTCGCTAATGATATTAAAGAAGTCTCGTATGCAACCCAACTTTAAGTGGGGGAGGCTCTCTGAGATAACACTGGTGACCAATCGCTCTTTTGACGAATCGGAGACTAGATGGAGAAATTGTAATACAGACCATGTTTTAGTAGATGATGTCCCACCTTCAAGGAGAATACCACGTCTACCAGACAAATAGGCAGACGCTATATCTTCAAATACCCTAGTGACCTTAATTGCTTTGTCAATGGCTAATCTCTCCTTCAACTATTTGGGGTCTCTCTCCAGACATAAGACGCTTGACCAATTCCTCACCGGCCTTGCTCGCCACAATGATATTGTATTGATTGTAGGTGTCTCCGCTTTTATCAGGTTCATACACCCGTTCCATCTTGTTATGCTCTGCCATAGCGCCTACGGGGTCACGGAGTTTGATACGCTTAGTTTGAGAGGATGCCCGCTCATCCTTCCCTCCCTTCCAGTCCTCAATTACTATTTCCGCTATAGCGGAAGATGGTTTTAGAGTAATGTTGCCACTTTCGTCAACAAAGTCACTTAATCTAGCTCTCTCTATCTCGCTTAATATCTTCTTGCGCTCTACAACAGTTGTTATTGCAGCATCTTCAGCCTTTTTGCGAAGTTCTGCCAATCTTACCTTAATCTTATCTGAGTTAGCAAGTTGACAAGCGTGAATATCAATAAGTGCTGGTGCATATTTAGAAGAGTAGCCCGCCTTAACCCATGATTCTCTTTGGGTCATACCCTGAAACAGATTAAGGGCAAATTGCTCTTGTTTTTGAGTCAACTGTTTCATTTTTGTTTTGCTTACTACTGCACTTAGGACATGGTATTCTCTTTAAGTTGTCCGGCCAGGGCTTCCCTGTTATTTGATATACAGGGTGTCCATGACAAATCGGGCATAGCTTTCTTCCTGATGGCATGGTTTATCTGCCTTATTAACCACGATAAATCATTCGCCTCTATAAACCCTTCTCCCTTGCACAATGGACACTTCATTCCCAATCTATAATTGATTCATTGATCGATTGTGCTATTTGGCTTAACATATATATGTTTAATACACTACCCAGATAGATACCTAGAACCTCATGTATTAGGCATTCACGTTGGCGTTCTATTGGAAGGGTAGAGTCAACAGTTATGACGGCATTGACTTCTCTGGCAGCTCCACCGCTGTCAAGAAATGACAGGTCTTCCCTAAGTATCTTCAAAGACGATATTTGTAATTCCATTCATCATCCTCCTCATTGCTGAATTACCCTACTGTTTCCACCACAGACAATCCATGTGCTTGCAGCTATTTCTTGGGCATCATGGGGGTCATCGCCACCTGGTTTGTAGCCTCTCAACTGGCCCTTCTCACCCCTATCTTTTCCTGCGGACATAATCAATACTTATGGGCTTCGATACCCCTCTTACCCTTAGAGAGAAGTCCTCGGCCAGTTTGACAATCTCTGCTATA